TCACGGGACAAAGACTGCCCCTGCTGGCGTGAAAGGTGGGTGGAGGGGAGATGAGCGTATTTCACGAGATCGCCAAAGAGGTTGCTGACATCGTTGAGCGCAAGAATCATGACTACGGCAATTCCTATTTCCGGCTCCGTGACGAGTGGGGCGAGGTCAGTTTCGGCGCACGGTTGGGGGATAAGTACCACCGGTTGCAGAACCTTCTCACGGGTGCCAAGGCCCAGGTAGACGAGTCGATAGAGGACACAATCAGGGACGTAATAGGGTATGCCCTCCTTGAACTGGCGTACAGGAAGATGAAAACGGAGGGGCTTTCATGAACCCGCAAGCCATCATTTCAGCAGCGGTCGATTATGCGGCGGCGTATAGCCTGTGGAAAGAGGTTCGGGACACTCAGCGAGGCCCGATTGTCGAGGCTTCGGAGCAGAGTGCGAAGGACAAGCACAATTATTTAATCGGACTCTGCAAGGAGTTCATGAGGGGAGATGGATTCGATGCCAAATCTGAATAAAGCGGACGTTATGGGGCACATCGGCAGGGAGCCGGAAGTCAGGCGCATGAACAACGGCAAAGCGGTCTGTAATTTCTCCATTGCGACCAACAACAGTTACAAAAAGGACGGCGAGTGGGTCGAACAGCCCCCGACGTGGCACAACGTGTCGGTATTCGGGGAACTTGCCGAGGTCATAGCGATGGAGTTCCGCAAGGGCGACGCCATCAGGGTTGAGGGGAAAATCCGGCACAGGGAGTATGACGCAAAGGACGGCACGAAAAGACAGGTCAGCGAGATTTTAGCCGGGAGCGTCGTTTACAAGCCGGTTTGGGTCAAGAAGGAGAAATCGGGCGAGGATCAGTTTGTTGCGGACATACAGGAGGCGGGAGAAGATGCAGACGTGCCGTTTTAGGAGAGGACGGGACGGGGAGATTGTTTGGGGGTGGGGACGATGAGAGAGATTAAGTTCCGGGGGAAGTGCGCCGAAACGGGGCAATGGGTGTATGGCTCTTACGTTGACTACCCCGTCCCGATGATAAACGACATGGAAGAGTTTATCGAGGTTGTTCCTGAAACGGTGGGGCAGTTCACGGGGCGAGTAGAGACGAATTGCAGGGGGATATACGAGGGTGACATTGTTGAAGTGTTCGATACCCGAGATGACCTGCATTTCAAAGGCGAGGTTGTTTTCGAAAACTGTTCTTTCGCCATACGGGGCAGGCTTGTTACGCACTACCGTTGGATGGATTACGAAGTCACTCACATCGGCAACGTCCACGACAACCCTGAACTGCTGGGGGAGAACGCATGACTGAACGCCGGAACCTTGCGCTTCTGGCTTGTATTGAGTGCGTCCGTCAGGACACGGGCATGGAGGCTGTCTACGAGTACCGCTTCCACCCTGTGAGGAAATGGCGGTTTGACGTGGCGTTCCCGGAACAGCGAGTTGCCCTTGAAATTGAGGGTGCCGTATGGACACGGGGCAGGCATACACGGGGCAAGGGATTCTTGGGCGACATGGAGAAATATAACTCGGCAACGCAGATGGGATGGCGTGTCTACAGGTGCACATGGCAGGAAGTGGAAAACGGTCAGGCTGTGGAACTTCTTAAAGGCGCATTGGAGGTGGTCGGTTGCTGACGCGAGATTACTTCCGGGCTACGGAGCGGGCTTTATTCGACTATTCGAATCTTAAAAAGCAGTTGGTCAACCGGGAGCGGTACCTGGAATGCCGTTGCCGTGGCGGTGGCGAACCTGTAGAGGTTGGTAAGTCGTCCGTCAGGCCCATGCGACAGTATCAGCAGACCGTTGTCGAGGTCAAGGAACATGATTATACATACATGATCCTGTCCGCGAAACTACAGGCGATCAACGATGCTATAGACTACCTGCCCGATGTTTTGAAAGACCTCGTTGACATGTACTACTTCCGGGACATGAGCAGGGTCGAGGTCATGTGCGAACTCAACATCTCCGAGCGGGAGTTTTTCAGGCAGAGACGGCGCATTGTAGAGCGGGTCGCGCCATACGTGGTCGGTCCGTTTGGGATGGGGGGAGACTAATGGAAGTTGACAGGTATTGCCAACGAGGAACTAGCGGAATCGCTTAGGCGGATCAGGAAGGTATTTAGGGATAAAAACGACTGACCGAATCCTGGCACAAAGTTGGCAATATTGATACCTAATTCCATGATAACCTAATATCGTAGGGGGTCGAGTGATTTGCACTCGGCCCTTTTTTGTTGCCACTATCCGGGGAGGTGGGTGTCATGAAGGGCGTGAGGGTTAAGAACGGCAACGGCGATTGGGTGACAGGAGAACAGCCGTGGTATCCGAACTTCCGGCACCCGCTATTCTTCGAGTCCGCAGATGACCGCTTCTGGGAAACGGCAACAGACAAGATCAATCAAGGTCAGTCGATTCAGGCGACTAAACTCTGACGGAGGCCACATGGAGATAAAGACGCTGAAACTCAAGGACATTAACCCTGCTCCTTACAATCCCCGGAAGGATTTACAGCCTGATGATCCTGAATACGTGAAACTCAAAAAAGCCATTGACGAGTTCGGCCTCGTTAGTGTGGATATGAGTTCGTGATCTAGGAGGGACAGTATGGCACGTGGTTGAGCAGATTGCATCGACCCCGTAGTTGCGGGGCTTGAGTTGATGATGGAACAGTTAGGAGATACCGAAGAGGCGGAACCGTCAAGTAATGCTTGTCAGTTCGATGGATGGCAACCGGAGAAGACAGAGGAACCGTGGTACATAGGCAAGTACGTTGAGCCGATGTGGTAGCGGGGGTGACAGGGAAGAGGTCTCGGCACATAGTGCTGACACCTAACGGGAGTTCAATTCTCCCCACCTCCACCAAATGGGGGAAGCGAGGGAACAAGGCCACGGCGTCTGTGACGTGCACAGTGCGACCATTTAGGATGGCCGCCATGTGGCCCCCTGGCCCCCACCAATAAGTAGCTCATCTGCCAATTAAGTGGGCAGAAGGAGTAGCGATGCCGTTCACTCGGGTGGGCGGCATTAGTCATGTAATAGGGGGTGGCGACTGTCCCCGCCGGCACAACAGCTCTACGTGCGTCTCAGGGCAAATCACAGGTAACCAGCATGGAGGGTTGCGTGTTGCCAAGGAAGCCGGGGGAAAATCTCAGGGAGAAGAAGCGCAAGGCTCGTGAGGCTCGATATAACAACTACGGGCGACCACGGCAACATAAAGTCTATGGGTCTTCTCGATGGCAATCGGTCCGCCGGCAATACCGTGAGGGACATCCGCTGTGCGAGTCGTGTCTTCGAGCTGGTATAATAACAGCTGCGACACTGGTTCATCACAAGGTCGAGATCGCTGATGGTGGCGACCCCTTCGACCCGGAGAACCTGGAGAGCCTGTGCCAAGCGTGTCATAATCGAGTGCATGGAGAGGGTAGGGGGGTGTAAATCTCTACGACTGCGGCGCTTTACCAGCGGCGCGGGCCGTCGCGCGAGATTCCGCAGGTTAGGACATGGGGGGTGGCTAAGATTAAAGTGATAAAAAAGCGCGTTGAGGAATTGATTCCATACTCCAGAAATTCCAGGACGCACAGCGACGCGCAGGTTGCGCAGATAGCAGCATCTATACGTGAGTTTGGTTTTATGAATCCCGTCTTGGTTGACGCGGAAAACAACATCATCGCCGGGCATGGGCGCGTGCTGGCCGCTCGAAAGCTGGGGCTTGACGAAGTGCCGTGCGTTCTCCACGACCACCTGACGGAGACTCAGCGCAAGGCGTATATCTTGGCCGACAACAAGATGGCGCTCAATGCCGGATGGGATGAAGACATGCTCCGCTTGGAGTTGCGCGAACTCGGTGACATGGGATTCAATCTTGAGATTACCGGGTTCGGTCTGGAAGAGGCGGGAACGTTGCTCTTGGAGGGGGAAGAGGAGGAGGGTGAAGAGGAATCCCACCAAACGCTGTCCGATCGATTCGGGGTACCCCCGTTTTCCGTATTGAACGCTCGCGAAGGATGGTGGCAAGATCGCAAAAAGGCGTGGATATCAAAGGGCATCAAATCCGAGGATGGGCGGGATGACCTTTTAACATACGCCGCATCGTCTCAACCCCCAGAGATACTAACCATTAAAACCAAGTACCAAAAGAAGTTGGGGAGGGAGGTTTCATGGAAGGAATTCGTAGAGAGCCACCCAGACCTGCCATACCAAAAGGGAACAAGTGTATTTGATCCAGTTCTTTGCGAGGTGGCATACCGCTGGTTTTCCCCTCAAGGCGGCGTGGTTGTGGACCCGTTTGCAGGGGGAAGCGTCCGAGGAATAGTTGCATCGACACTTGGTAGACGATATGTGGGGCAAGATTTGAGTGAGCGTCAGGTTGAGGCGAATAGGATTCAAGCGGAATCGCTTGTCAGTTCTAGCGACCCCTCGCCCACATGGATCGTTGGAGATAGTTGCGATATAGACAAGACTTGCGAGGGTGTCGAGGCCGACATGCTGTTCACCTGCCCGCCTTATGCAGACTTGGAGGTCTATAGCAACGACCCCAAGGATTTGTCGAATATGAAGTATGAGGATTTTATTGATGCCTACAGGACGATCATAAGGAAAAGCTGCTCCCTGCTGAAGGAGAATAGGTTCGCTGTTATTGTGGTGGGGGAGGTTAGGGCTAAGAAGGGCGAGTATTACAATTTTGTGGGAGACACGATCGGCGCGTTTATTTCTGCGGGGATGAAGTATTACAACGAAATGATTCTGGTTACAAATGTCGGTTCATTGGCTATGCGTGCTGGCGAGGGGTTCACAAAGAGTCGCAAAATAGGGAAGACGCACCAAAACGTCCTTGTCTTTGTTAAGGGGGATCCAAAACTGGCCACCGCTAATTGCGGCACCTGTGAATTCGGCGACCTATAGATACCTCGCCTTTAACGCTTCGACTCCAGCTGCGAAAAGCGCATCGGGGCATTTTCCCATTCCCCTGTACAGCTCCGGGGATGTCATGCTTGCCGCCGCCCTCATTATCGCATCTTTCTCTTTTCCCAGTCTGGGGAATTTGGAGGCGAGTCTTATAGCCTTTTCCCATTCCCCTTTTTCCATGTGCGCCCTTAGGATGTCTATCTTCTTGATCATTATTACCCCCCCTTTTGGTGTCCAGTATAAGGCAATATTGCTATTGCGCAAGGGGCTTTGTGATTATTTTGGTTAAGCGAGGTGATATACCGTGAAAGTGCCGCACATACCGACCGAAAAGAGCCGCGCCGAAGTGTTGGCGTTGGCCGGATTCGGAACAATGGAAGCACTATTTTAAGCCAGTTTTTCGACACTGCGATTTTCATTACTGTGGCGTTTTACAAAGATGTATGAAAAAATGCTGGCGCAAATGGGGTAGGAGGTGATTTTTGTGTCAGGGCCGCCAAAAAAACCAACGAAACTAAGGATCTTGGAAGGGAACCCATCAAAGCGTCCTCTCCCAAAAAATGAACCGCAGCCCGATCCGACCATGCCGGAGTGCCCGGACTGGTTGATGGCTGACGCAAAGGAAGAGTGGCACCGCGTCGCGCCCGAGCTGCACCGCATCGGACTGCTGACGATCGTGGACCAGACGGCCCTGGCCGGCTATTGCCAGAGTTACGCGAGGTGGAAAAAAGCGGAGGAGGAAATAAAACTCCTCAAAAACACCATTTACCCGTTAAAGGACGAGGCTGGCAACATCAAAGGCTTCCAGCAGTATCCACAGTACGGGATAGCAAATCAATGTCTAAAACAAATACGGGCTTTTTGCTCAGAGTTTGGATTGACACCGGCAGCGCGTGCGAAGATGGAATTGCCAAATGAGAGGAACCGTGACGACGACTTCGCCTCCAAACTTCGCTCGAAGATAGGTTGATTCCATGTTTTCACGCAAAAAAGCCGATTGGGCGATTGAATTTATTGCCAGGCTGAAACACACAAAAGGCGAATGGGCCGGCAAACCATTCCAGCTTCAGAAATGGCAGAAGATGTTTTTGAAGGAGCTTTTCGGGCGCGTCAAGGGCGACGGGCTGAGACAGTACCAGACCGCATACCTGGAGATCCCGCGCAAAAACGGGAAGTCTGAACTGGCCGCCGCCATCGCGCTTTTTTTGTTGTTCGGAGACAACGAACCCGGTGCGGAGATTTACAGCGCAGCGGCCGACAGGGAGCAGGCATCCCTCGTATTCAACGCGGCTGCGTATATGGTCCGCAATGACCCGGTGCTCTCCGGCATGTGCAAAATCATCGACTCTCAGAAGCGGATCGTGTTCTACGAGACGGCGAGTTTTTACCGGGCCATCAGCGCGGAGGCATACTCGAAGCACGGATTCAACGCGCACGCCGTCATTTACGATGAAATTCATAGCGCTCCCAACCGCGACCTCTGGGACGTGCTTTCGACCTCCATGGGAGCGAGGACACAACCGCTCATGCTCGGGATTACGACGGCGGGGTACGACCGCAATTCGATATGCTGGGAACTTCACGACTACGGGCAAAAAATCATTGACGGCGTGGTTGAAGATCCAACATTTTTCCCGCTCATATTCGCCGCCGACGAGGGAGACGAATGGACGGACGAAAAAGTATGGCGCAAGGTGAATCCTAATCTTGAGGTGTCAATAAAACTTGACTTCCTGCGGCGGGAATGCAAACGCGCCCAGGAAATCCCCGCATACCAGAACACGTTCCGGCGGCTGTATCTGAATCAATGGACCACTCAGGAAACCCGCTGGCTCGACATGTCGAAATGGCGCGAGTGCGGAGAGGACTTCGACCTCTCGAAGCTCGCAGACCTCCAATGCTGGGCTGGCGTGGACTTGAGCACCACGACCGACATATCCTCCTGCGCCCTGGTGTTCGAGCCGGACGAGGAAGACAGGGTCCACGTCCTCTCGTTTAATTGGGTACCCGGCGACAACATCGCGGCAAGGGTTCGCCGGGACCGGGTGCCATACGACGCATGGGCGCGGGACGGGTACCTCACCGCCACGGACGGGAACGTCATCGACCACGACTACATCCGGCGCACCATAGCGCAGGATCTCAAGGCCGCTTTCCCGTACCTGGAGGTGGTGGGGTACGACCCATGGAACGCAACAAAGTGGGCCATCGACCTCGAAGGTGACGGCGTGCCGGTGGTGCAGATCCGGCAGGGGTACAAGACCATGAGCCCGGCGTGCAAGGAACTGGAGCGGCTTGTGCTCGGCGGGTACCTCCGGCACAACAATAACCCCGTGCTCACCTGGGCTATGGACAATGTAATGATCACGCAAGACCCGGCGGGAAATATCAAACCGGCAAAGGACAAGGCGACTGAGAGGATAGACCCGGCAGTTGCTCTAATAACCGCCATCGCCACCATGCTGGAGTTCCGCGACGAGCCGTCGATCTATGAATCGAGGGGGATATTGACCCTCTGACTATGACCCCGCAGGGTTTTGTCCCTGCGGCCCCCCATCGGCTACGGCCATGGGGCTTCGGGCAGGGACTGCGTAGCGGGCCTTGCCCTCTAAAAAACAATAGCCGCTTTCCTTCGGGAGGCGGCTTTTTTATTGCAAAAAAGGAGGTGAAAACCCTGAAAAAGAGCGTTTTCGCGCAAATAAAAGACATTTTCCGGCGGGGATTGTACCCCGGAGGACACCCGTCGGAAGCCGAGATCGTTCGCATACTGACGGGCGCTTCTCTGGCGGGAAACGCAGTGACCGAGGAAAAG